TGGTCCGTCGACATATCCGGCACATCGGCTCGATCATATTGTTTTTGGAAAAACGCTGAGATAGGCAAACGCCAAAAGCACGCACCATTGGGTAGCATGATGTTAAATAAGAGAGCCCTTCCTGAAATAGAGCTAACACCAAAGATAACGCATTCACGACTATCCTTCTTATATTGTTCATCCATGTCATAAAGATATTCCCTCCTTATTTTGCAATAGATCGGTGGTATATTTGCATTTAAATAGGCCATAGTTCCTCATATTATTTAATTTCGCCCCAGTTAGGACCAGATTCATAATCAACTTTGTTAGGAACTTTTAGATCTACTGCTTGTTCCATTATTTGTTTTATTTTATCAGCTTGTGATTCTGATTCAATAGAAAAATCTAATTCATCATGTATTTGTATATGCCCTATTAAACCTTCTTTATATAAATCTACCATAGCTTTTTTAGTCATATCTGCAGCACTACCTTGAATGAGTTTATTTAAAGCTTTGTAAGTAAATGCTCTACGTACAGCATTTTTATGCCAATAATTTTTCTTTGGTTTACCATCTACATCTTTAATAACATTGCCATCATCATCTAATTCATGTGGTCCCATTTTTTGTAATTCTAATATTGTATTGTGATCTTGTGCAGGAACAAAAGTACCAAAATCACTTCCTCTAAGTATGGGTTCATACTTAGGAAATCTACAACGTCTACCTAATAATGTTTTTATTTTACCTCTATCTTGTGCAGCTTCCATTACACCCGTCATTAATTCTTTAACAAAAGGTACTTGACCATGATATTGATTAAATAATTCATCTGCTTTTTCTTTTGATACACCTAATTCATTTTGTAACTTAGCTTTTCCCATTCCATAAAATAAACCTAAGTTAATTGTTTTAGCTTCTTTTCTTTCAATGTTTGCCATGTCTGCAACAATTTGATGAAAATCTGTTGATGGGTCATTTTCATAAGAATCAGCAATTATTTGAGCTGTATCATAACCAAATCTTAATGCATAATGTGCAACCAGTCTCGGTTCTTGTTGTGAATAATCAAAGGTACCCCATTTACAACCTTCTTCAGGTATAAATAAACTTCTTATTAATGGCCCTGTATCTGGATCCCTGGCAGGAATTTGCTGTAAGTTTGGATTTGAATAACTAAATCTTCCGGTAACTGTACCACCATCATCAGATCGTATTTGATTTATATCTGCATGAATTCTACCATTGTGTTCATGTTTTAAAATAGTATCAATAAATGTTGTACTGACCTTGTTTATTTTTCTAGCTTCTGCTATCATACGAACTACAGGATGATTATGTTTAGAAATAAAATTTTTAGTAAATGATGGCGCACCAGTTTTCTCAGTTACTTCATAAGGTAAATTTAATTTTTGAAAAACTTTTTCAATTGATCTTGCAGCCCATATTTGAGTATCTACTCCTGATTCTATTTTTATTTGTTGCAGGAGGTTTTGTTCTTTTACTGCCAGTGCTGTTTTTAATTGATTTGCTTTTTCGATATCTACCCGCACCCCTAGGTGACGCATATCAACTAGACAAGGAAAAAGATCAGTCTCTAAATTAAATACATTTTGTAAATCTTCTTCTATAATTATATTTTTAAATAACTGCCAAAGTTCTAAAGTTAATGCAGCATCTTCTTCTGCATATGCACCTACTTCACTTGCAGGCATTTTCCACATATCTGCTTTAGGATCTAATCCACGTTCTTTTGCTGCATCAGTAAGTAATTTTTCATTCTTACCTTTATTTAAATATACCCAAGATAGAGAATTTAATGTAAATGAAAATCTATTCTCATCAATCAATGATGCTGCAACCATAGTATCAACAATTAAACCATTGATTTTAATACCTAAATTACGTATCCAACATACATCATACATCGCATTATGAAATATTTTTGTAGCAGGTGATTCACAAATATCTTTAAACCATCTTAATACTTTACCTCGATCCATATTTGGACCTGTACCATGTGCTATTGGAAAATAATTTTTATATCCATCTACAGCAACAGCAATACCTACAACTTCACCATTACCAACAATAGAACCTGAACCTTTTGTTTTTAAATCTGGATCACGTGTTTCTAAGTCAATTGCTATTTCTTCTGCTTTTCTTAAATCAGGAAACTCTGTAGGTGCTACCCATTCTGTAGTTGGCATTAACATTATTTTTTCCTCTTCATGTCTTTCATCTTTTTAATTTCTAATTCACAATAATGAATTATTTTTTCTAAATCTTGTATGCCATTTTTATTCATGTAACGACATACATATTTAATAACATTTCCTTGAAAAAAAGAAAGGTCATTTTTAGAAATAAATTCATAGGGTTGAATGTGAAAATCTTTGTAGTGATTCCCACCTATCTGTTTGTCTTGTGGAAATAATTTTTCCATATCATCTTTATGTGTCATATTTTTCTCCTGTTAAATTATTGGCAGTTGTTGGTTTAACGACCATAGATCCAAAATAGGGAGTAGAGAAAATCGAACCAACTTCGCTCGTTAAAGCCTGATGCTGCCAGTCACCAGTAAAGGGCCTCTCACTCCCGATCGGTTTATATACGTGTGTATATAAATTCTTATAAATGCTTATATTCATTTCTTTTTAATCTTGCTTTCAATTTATATAAATTATTTCTTGTACGTGTAGATCCAACATACCAAACTCTATGTTCTTCATCGTGTTTATCTTGACTTTTTTTAATTGCTTTTTTAATTTTATCTCCCATATCCAAACAAAGAATTATATTATCTTCTTCACCACCTTTAGCTGCATGAATAGTGGATACCTGAATACGTGCATCTTCATCTAAATTTTCACCATTATCCAATAAATGTTTTATGTATTCTCTTTCTTTATAATCTGTTTCTTTAAATGCATCGAACCAATTTATATTTTTATCCCATTGTTCTTGTTTTAAACCTGTAAATTCAACAATGTCTTTTATTTCTTTTTCTTCTAATTCAATTCCTCTACACCATGAATTATAATTTACAGATGCATTATAGATTCTAACTTTAAAACTTTTACCTTTATTTGTTTCATAATATAAATTTCTTTTTCTTAATTCTTTTGTCATTCTATTTAATCTAGAAATAGTTCTTGTTTGTATTAACCATTTACCTTGAGTTAAATCCACTTGATCTAAATTATTTATTCTTTCACTTAAACCTTCATAATCTCTTGGGTAGTATTGTTTAAGTTTTCTTTGTCCTATTATATTTGTTAAAGGCACCATAGATTGTTCTTGCACCGCTCTGGATATTCTTTTAGAATATTTTAACACTATTTCTTTTGCAGGTTCATTTATAAATCTATTTACATCTGCGCCTGCCCAGGCAAATATAGCTTGGTCATCATCACCTGCTAGATAAATATCATCTGCATATTCTTTTAATTTGTCAAATAACTTCCATTGTAATGGAGATAAATCTTGTGCTTCATCTATAAATATAACTTTAAATCTTGGTAAGTCTTTTTTGTCTATTAATTGATTTATCATGTCATTAAAATCTAATTTTTCTTTTACTCTTTTGTATTCTTTTAAATTGTCATCAATATTTTTTAATATTGAAAATTTTTTTATTTCTTTTCTATTGTGCTCATTTCTATCATATTCTTCTCTGATAGTAATATCTCTATTCATCGCTCTACCAATCATTTGAAAATATGGACTATCATTATTTAAATAAAATATTTCTTCTTTATTATATTTGTCATAGTATTTAACTCTAACGTTTAACTGTTTACCTATCTTTTCATAGTCTGATGGTTGCATTACTTTCTTAGTATTTAAATCTAATTGATCAAAAGCAAATGAATGTATGGTTCTAAAATAATATAACTTATCATTATCGACCGGCATTCTATCTCTAGCAACTTTTGCTGCTTTTTTAGTAAATGCAAAGTATGCAATACTATCTAGTGGAATTCCTATTCTTATATATGCTTTAGCTCTACTAATTAGTTTATGTGTTTTACCTGTGCCTGGAGGACCAAAATATTTATAAATCATTATACAATGTCCTTTGTACTTTCTACTTTCATAATTTCTTCTACTAATACTTCTTCTTCAAAAAAATATAATGGTATTTTTGCACATCCGTTTACACCTGGATATGGTTCTTGTGTTTTTTTATTAATACCAGGAAATCTTTTCTTTTTACCAAACTCTGGTTTAGGTAAATGTTCTTTTTCTTGCTCAAACATTTTTGTAATCATGTAAGAAGTTCTTGATGGATCTTTTTTCCATTCATTTTCTTTTAAAAAATTATAAAAATCATCATACACAAACCATGCATATTCATTATCTTTTAATACATTACCACTTTGAAAAGAATTAAACGTTGTAGCCTGAGGCCCGTTTATATGTTCCTGTAATAATTTTTTTAGTATCTCCATTGGAGTGGTCCCTGGAGCCGGTTGCACTGTATTTACGCCATCTAACAATCCATTTATCATTTCATAAAATTCCATTGCTTTAATTGGTGGAGGAAATACATCTGCTTGTGCCATGATTAATCCTCTTAATTCTTTTTGATCTTTTATTTTATTTACATCTTTTGCATGTACAGGAACAGATTCACCTTTTTTATTTTCTACTGTAAAATAATATTCAGGATCTGGTTTAAAATCGACTTTAATTAAATGATTCATTAAAGGCCAATTAACTTTTTTATCAGATATAATTCCAAATTTTCTCTTCACACATTCTGATTTAACACAAACAGGTGCAAGTAATTCATCGGTACAAGTATGACCTTTAGTTTCTTTTTCCCAATTTTTTATTTTCTTTTCAATGTGATCATCTGTCCATGTCGCATTAAATTCAAAATAATTTCTACCTGCTTGTAATACTCTATTTTGCCAATCATCTGAATATTTCTTTTTAGCAAACACCATGTAATTATATAAAAATCTATCTCGACCATCTTTCATGGTGTTTTTTGATAAAATTTCTAAACAAGGTGGACCATCTTTAAATTCTTCTGCGCCACCTGTTAATTCTTTTTGAATTATATTATCAGATATATTTTTTAGTTGTTCTGCAGTTTGTTTATTTAATTCAATGCAATTTAAAAATATACCAAATGGTATTTCTTTTCCTGAAGGATCTATTGCATGTCTTTTATCACCATTATAAGGTAAATTTATAAAGTTACCATTTAATTTATTACCGTCTGTATCATCTCCTAGTTTTGTTTGTTTAGGAAATATTTCTGTATTGATTGGTAGTTTAAATAAGAATAATACTTCTTGTAAAAAATCTTTTATAATTTTTGCTTTTACAAATTCTTTTGTAAATACATATAAATGTAGTCCACCACTTTTTGATCTAATTGGAATTAATGGTAATTCTTTTTCTTGAATAATATCTAAATAATATTTTACATCTAAGTTTTTATATATTTTTGGATCAATATCTATTGCACCAAATCTTGCTAAACCATCATCATTACAAGGTTGTATACCTATTG